TGTAAAAACTAAACACGAAACAAATTATGGTTATAGTTATACAACGACAGAAATAAAAGAAAGAGGGGTTGACACAGCAGAATAATTATGATATAATCCCAGACATAACAGAAAGGAAATATGACAAATAGAATAATAAAAAGAACCAATCCATTTTCTGGTAAGTCGGAGATGTTAACTTATGATGAAGCTATGCTTCATGATGCAGTTAAACAAGCTGAAGCACAAGGGGACTGGGAGCGATTACAAAAAAGATTAGATAAGTTTAGTAGGTTAAATCCTAAAGCATACATGACATTATTGGACTGACATATTTTCCCAGGTAGTCAATAGACTACCCGTCCATAATGGGTCGCGGCCCTAACGGGCCGCTACCTAGAATCATTCTAAAGTATAACAACTACAGGTTGTGCGCCAGGGCGCCCGAGTGGGTCCCAAAGGGATTGCCACAATGTTGCCACAATTGACCCCCACACCTCCCATAGCAAAAAGGGGTCCCAACAGATTTACCTTTATGCCTTGTTTTAGATATAGATAAGCTATAAAATCAAAATGAGAAGGAAAACAGAAGTAAAAAAATTCTGCACAAAAAAATATGAAACGAAAAACTAATACCTACTATTCAAATATAATTTTAAAACAAACTCCACAACAACAAAAATTAAGAAAGATTAAAAACTTTGAAAGACTTTCTGATGAAAAAACTTATATGAAAGCTAGATATGATTCTATGTACAATAGACATAATTCTAAAAAGAAAGCCAAAGGTTTAAAATATGGAGTAACTCCAATTGCGTATCGTTGTTATATAAGTTGGCCTGAGCTTTGGAAAGCTTGGCAACTTCATAAGAAAAAACATGGTGGTATGTATTGTGCTCTTACTGGAGAAGAGATGACTCATATTGGATCTAATCACCCTGATCATCAAAAATATTCTAGAAACTGGAACAACATAAGTATTGACAGATTAGATTCTTTAAAACCTTATACATTACAAAATATAATTTTTACTACTTGGAAAGTTAATAGACAAAAAAATGATTTTCCTTTGCAGTATATGAAGAAACTTCTTAAACTTTATAATTCTAGATTTGTTAAACTTGAGTCGATTAATTAATGGATCAAGATAAAATAAACAGATTACCTCCTGACGTTAAAAAAGAGTTTATGAAATACGCCATAAAACTCGATCAGAAGAAAACTGAAACTAAAGTTAAATCTGATTTTCTTTCTTTTGTTAAACATGTATGGCCTGAATTTATAGAAGGTGATCATCACAAAAAAATAGCAGAAAAATTCAACAAGCTGGCAGATGGTAAATTAAAAAGAGTTATTATCAACATGCCACCAAGACATACTAAATCTGAATTTAGTTCGTTCTTACTTCCTGCATGGATGGTTGGTCGTAAACCCAATTTAAAAATTATTCAAACGACCCACACTACTGAACTCGCGATCCGCTTTGGACGTAAAGCTAAAACACTAATCGATTCACCTGAATACCAACAAGTTTTCAAAACAAGATTACGAGAGGACAGTCAAGCGGCTGGTAAATGGGAAACTGAACAAGGCGGTGAATATTATGCAGCGGGTGTTGGATCAGCCATAACGGGCCGTGGAGCGGATTTACTTATTATCGACGATCCGCATTCAGAACAAGATGCTCTCAATGCGCAGGCCTTGGAGCGTGCTTATGAATGGTATACTTCAGGACCAAGACAAAGACTTCAACCTGGTGGATCAATTGTTGTGGTTATGACCAGATGGAATACAAAAGATTTAACCGGTATGTTAATTAAATCTCAAAAAGAATTAAAATCAGACCAATGGGAAGTTATTGAGTTTCCAGCAATCATGCCAAGTGGTAAACCTGTTTGGCCAGAATATTGGAAATTAGAAGAGTTAGAATCTGTCAAAGCATCGTTGAGCGCGGGTAAATGGAATGCACAGTGGATGCAAGATCCAACGGCAGAAGAAGGATCAATCATTAAACGTGAATGGTGGAACGTTTGGGACAAAGGTTATGTGCCTAAACTTGAACATATTATACAATCTTACGATACCGCGTTCCTCAAAAAAGAAACCGCTGATTACTCTGCGATTACAACGTGGGGCGTCTTTTATCCAAATGAGGACAGCGGACCGAATCTTATTCTACTTGATGCACACAAAGAACGATTAGAGTTTCCAGAACTTAAGAAGGTGGCGTATGATCAATGGAAGTATTGGAACCCTGATACGGTTATCATAGAGGGTAAAGCATCTGGATTACCTTTAACTTATGAATTGCGTAAAATGGGTATTCCTGTTATAAATTACACACCTAGCAAAGGAAATGACAAACATGCTAGAGTAAACGCCGTTGCCCCACTATTTGAGTCAGGGCAAATTTGGGCGCCTGACGATAAATTTGCAGATGAAGTGATTGAGGAGTGTGCAGCGTTTCCATATGGAGACAATGACGACTTGGTCGATAGTATGACTCAAGCTGTGATGCGATTTAGACAGGGAGGTTTTATAGGGCATCCAGAAGACGAAAAAGATAAAACGGAAACTAAAAAAGAATACAACTATTACTAATGGGATATTTACAAACATTACAATTAATGGTCAGAGCATATAAAGCCGCTAGAGGTGTTATGCCAAAAGGTCTTGATATGTTGAAGTTAAAACAGAAAGCAAGACAAAAAGTTATTGATGCTAAAAAAGTTATTAACGTAGATTTTAGTAAAGGTAGAAAATTTTACGAAGAAGGTATTGGTGATTTAATTAGACAAGGTAAACTGTTTGTAGGCAAAGCTCCTAAAACTAAAAAGATTAAAGAAGCAGTTGATCCTAAATTATACGAGCAAATGAGAATTAAAGAAATTATGAAGCAGAACAAAGAATCTGCAAAGAGATTAGAAAAGAAAATGAATAAAGAAAAAGATCTTGGTGATAGATTAAAAGATTACAAAGGCGATCCTGATGCGATGAGAGAAGGTGGTATTATAAGTTTAGCCAACGGCGGGATTACTAATATAAGTGATACTTATGATAACAACCCTACACTTCAAGCACAGTATCCTAACAAACAAGATTACCTAGATTTATTTACACAACAAACAACAACGACAACACCACAAACTGATACAATTACTCAATCAACAACTTCAACTATTGCTCCGATCAATCCGATTAAACCTATCATACCTCTTCCACAAGATAGTGGTGATGGTGGTGGGGGAATAACTACTATTGATAAAGGATTAACAACAGCAGATCAATATGGATTTGGTCCATACGGAAATAATTTTAATGACCCTGATGTGCAAGACGAAATAGATGCATTAAACCCAGGTGGTGTAAAAGGATTTATGCAAGGTATAGGTAATTTTTATACAAAAGTTTCTCCATTTTTAAATGCTAAAAAAGTTTTGGCAAAAGGACAAGACTTTGCTTTAGATCTTATACAAAAAGCAAAAGAAGCAAGAGAAAAAGAATTACAAAGAAAAATAAATGAATCTATAGCAAGAGAGAGCGGCTCTGGCTCTTATCAATCTCAAGCTGCAGCGCATGAATCAAAAGTAGGCAGAGATTCAGGCGAAAGAATGGGCAGAGTGTAATGGCCAACGAAACTCTATTCACAGATATACTTACGCGATTAAGACCGGGTTTTAGAATAGGTGGCGAAGTAAAAGAAGTTCACACACAATTAAAAAAAGAATTAGGAAGAAATCCAACTTTACAAGAAATAAGAAATAAAGGTAATTTTAGTTATAAGGGAGTAAAAAATAATTTAGGTAATTTAAAATTATCTGAAGGTAGAACTACTGCATCTGCGGTAGGATCTAAAGCAGCGAAAACAGCGGCAGAGAAAAAAAGAACAGCATTAGATAATTTATTAAAACCTGAAGTAGAAAAAAGATATAAATATCCTAAAAGAAGTGTTGAAGCTAAAAAAAATAAAGTTTTAACTAATCCTGAATTAGCAAAAAAATATAAATTATCTCCGTATCAAGTAGAAAGAACAGTTGCAAGAATAAAAAAAGAAGGTAAATCCGAATACAAACAAAAACCAGGTTCAGAATTAAATAAAGAAAAAATTGCTAGAAGAAGAACGGCTCAAAAGAAATATAGTGTTCCTGCTTTAGAACAAAAATATAGAGGAAATAAAAAAGTTCATTTAGGTCACGCAGGAGATTTATACAATGTGCTTGTTACACCAGCATCCTTAAAATATACTCCTTCTAAAATAAATTTATTAATAGAAAAAAAAATTGATCCTGCTATCAAATCTATCATTGTATCTCAAAATAGATTAGCAAAAAACAAACCTAAAGGTTATAAAAAAATGATAGAAAATTATAATGTAAAAGGAATGGAGTATGCGGCTAAAGCTGCAGGTTATAAATCATTTCCACCATTAGATCCTAATACTTTAAAAAGAGGACCTGGTATTGTAGATTATTCAAAAGCCGTAGACACTCTAGGTCTTACAAAAAATAAACCATTAAAAAAATTAACAGCACAAGACAAAGCACTTATTGAATTAAATAGAAAAAATGTTTTAGAATCACAAAAAAAAGTAACTCCTAAAGAAGTAAATAAAATATTAAAATTTATAAAAAAAGCAACAAAAGCCGGTCCTAGTGGTCAAGATATGGCTTCCGGCTCTTCTACACGATCGGCGGGAATAAGAGAAATAAATCCTATGAGATATCCTACTGTTCCTAAATATCAAGAAGGAGGCTTTACATCTTACTTTAATGGCGGTATAGTTGCCGTCAAAGGTGTAAAATAATTAACAGGAAAGAGATATGGTAGATAGTATAGATAAGTCATTACCCAACACAGTTGAGGAAATTAAAGACGAAGAGTTTCAAGAAAAAGAAGTAGCTGTTCCCGGTTCAGAAGAAGTTATTACAACAGACACAAGTGAAGTTGTTATGGACGAAGAAGGTGGAGCTGAAGTTACTTTTGATCCAACAACGGTCCCTGGTCGACAATCCGATGGACACTTTGCGAATTTAGCTGACGACATGTCTAGCTCTTCTTTAGAGTCTTTAGGTCAAACTCTTTACGATCAATACACAGAATACAAAGAATCAAGAGGAGATTGGGAACAATCTTACAAAGAAGGTTTAGAATTATTAGGTTTCAAATACGAGAGAAGAACAGAACCTTTCAGAGGAGCTAGTGGTGTTAATCACCCTGTACTTGCTGAAGCGGTTACACAATTTCAAGCAACAGCTTACAAAGAATTATTACCAAGTGATGGTCCAGTTAGAACACAGATTTTAGGAAACATCACTGTTGAAAAAGAAGAACAGTCAAAACGTGTAAAAGATTTTATGAATTATCAAATTATGGATCAGATGAAAGAGTATGAGCCAGAGTTTGATCAAATGCTTTTCTATCTACCCCTCTCCGGTTCTACCTTTAAGAAAGTCTATTATGATGAACTTTTAGGTAGAGCCGTGTCAAAATTCGTACCGGCAGAAGATTTAATTGTTCCGTATTCAGCTACCTCATTAGATGATACCGATGCAATTGTACATGTTATCAAAATGTCAGGTAACGAATTGAGAAAACAACAGGTCGCTGGATTTTACAGAGATGTAAAATTAAGCGATCCACCTGTTACAGAAAATCAATTAGAAGAAAAGAAATTACAATTAGAAGGTATTTCAAAAGATGGTCAAGAAGATCAATACACACTTTATGAAATGCATACGAATTTAGATTTAGAAGGATATGAAGATATGGATGAAAATGGTAATCCAACAGGAATTAAATTACCGTACGTCATAACTTTTGCAGATGATAATCAAACTATATTATCTATTAGAAGAAACTATAAAGTCGATGATCCGTTAAAGAAAAAAATAAATTACTTTGTACAATTTAAATTTTTACCGGGTACAGGTTTTTATGGGTTTGGTTTAATTCATATGATTGGTGGTTTAACAAGAACGGCAACAGCAGCTTTAAGACAATTACTTGATGCAGGAACTTTAGCAAACTTACCAGCAGGATTTAAAACTAGAGGATTAAGAATTAGAGATGATGCACAACCTTTACAACCTGGTGAGTTTAGAGATGTAGATGCTCCTGGTGGAAACATTAGAGATCAATTTATGCAACTACCTTTCAAAGGTCCTGATGCAACATTACTACAATTAATGGGTATCGTAGTTCAAGCAGGTCAAAGATTTGCATCAATAGCAGATTCACAAGTTGGAGATATGAATCAACAAGCTGCAGTGGGTACAACAGTAGCTTTACTTGAAAGAGGTTCAAGAGTTATGTCTGCTATTCACAAAAGACTATATGTAGGATTAAAACAAGAATTTAAATTACTATCAGAAGTATTCAAAACATATTTACCTTCTGAATATCCTTACGATGTTGTTGGAGCTACAAGAAATATAAAAGTTGCAGACTTTGATGACAAGGTAGATATTTTACCCGTAGCTGATCCAAATATATTTTCACAGACACAGAGAATATCTATGGCGCAAACACAATTACAATTAGCACAGACTAATCCACAGATACATGACATCTATCAAGCGTACAGATCAATGTATGATGCGTTAGGAGTAAAAAATATAAATGCAATTTTACCACAACCATCACAGCCAACGCCTTTAGATCCATCGTTAGAAGAAATTGCTGCAATGGGTATGAAACCTTTTCAAGCTTTTCCTGGTCAAGATCATAAAGCACACATTGATTCACATTTAAACTTTATGAAATCAAACATGGTGCAAAATTCACCTTCTGTTATGGTTGCTTTACAAAAAAATATACTTGAAAGAATTTCTTTAATGGCTCAAGAACAGATTCAATTAGAATTTACACAAGAATTACAACAAGCACAACAAATGCAAATGATATTAAAACAAAATCCAAACAATCCGCAGCTCATAGCACAAGCACAAGCGTTAACAATGAAAATTAATGCGAGAAAAGCACAGCTTATTGCTGAAATGACTAAAGATTATATGGATGAAGAACAAAAAATTATGGGTGAATACAATGGTGATCCATTAATTAAGTTAAAAGCAAGAGAAGTTGACTTAAGAGCAGCTGAAAATGAAAGAAAACTAAAAGAAGGTCAGGAAAAAATTGATCTTGATACAGCAAAAGCTCTTATGAACCAAGAAAATCAAGATGAAAAGCTTGAACAAAACGAAAAATTAGCAAAATTACGTGCAAGTGTGTCATTAGCTAAACAAGGCATGGCAGATAAAAGCAAAATTCACGATTTTGGTAGAAACTTCGGTAAAAAATAGTTATAATCAAACAAATAAGGAGATAAAATATGTCTAAAGATTATTTAAGAGGTCAAGGTTACGTCAAAGCACCTAAAATTGAAAAAGAATTGGGTGTTGGTAAAGATGGATTACAACAAGGTGGTATACCTGTTGAAATGACTAACCCAGATGAATCTCAAACAGTTGATGTCAGAGGTACAAAAAGAATGAGACCTGACAAAAAACCTGTTAAAGCAACTTGGTATTAGTTTATGTGGCTACAAGCAATTAAACTTGCAGCACAAGCTGGTTCAAAGATTTACGCTAACAGACAAAGAGCAAAGATGGCTATGTCTGAAGCACAATTATTGCATGCTGAAAAACAAGCCCGTGGTGAGGAAGCTTACCAAGGTAAATTGTTAGAAGCTAGACAATCAGACTGGAAAGACGAAGCGGTTCTCATAATATTGAGTACGCCAGTTGCAGTTCTAGCCTGGGCGGTCGTATCAGACGACCCCACTGCGATGGACAAGGTAAAATTGTTCTTCGAAATGTTTTCGCAACTTCCTCAATGGTTCACAAATTTATGGATCTTGGTAGTGGCTAGCATTTATGGTATAAAGGGAACACAAATATTTAGAAACGGAGGAAAAAAATAATGGCAAATAGAAGATTTAACAAACAAGTTGCTCAACCAAGAAAAGCTCTTAAAGCTGGTGGTATGGGAGGCAGAACTGGAGATATGATGTATTCACGTGGACAAGGTGTAAACATGAGATCAAAAAGAATGCCAACTGAACTTATGGACAGAGGCGCTATGAAAAAAGGCGGCAAAGTTGGTAAGAAAAAACAAGGTTACAACGCTAGAAAAGACGAATCTATTGCTATGAGAATCAAAAAGAAAAGAACTAAAAAACAATTAGTTGCTTCTCGAAATGAATCTTATGGTAAGTTTGGTTCTAAAATGAAGAAAAAAGGCAAAATCAATAGATAATGCCTCTTACAGCTAAAGGTAAAAAAATCATGAAGTCTATGAAAAAGACTTATGGTAATAAAAAAGCTGAACAAGTTTTTTATGCATCTAAAAATAAAGGTAAAATAAAAAACGTAGATAAGAAAAGGAAAAAATAATGGCTAAAAAATATGGCATACAATTAAGAGGATTAGGTAGAGCACTTAAACCAAGAGGTCCAGGTGTTTTAAGACCTAAACCAACTGACAGGTATGGTCAACAAATGAAACCAAAACCAATTAGACCTGGTAAAAAAGATGGTGGTATGCTTAAAGCTGTTAAACCAAGTCAAAAAGGTTTATCTAAATTACCTAAAGATGTTAGAAATAAAATGGGCTACATGAAAGATGGTGGCAGAGCAAAAAAGTTTCCTGACTTAACAGGTGATGGTAAAGTTACTAGAGCTGATATCTTAAAAGGTAGAGGTGTGTTTGCAGCAGGTGGACAAGCTAAACGTAAAGAAAAATTATTAGAGAGATTAGGAGCTACAGATAAAGAAAAAGAATTTTACCTTATCAAAGGTGGGGATATATCTGATGAATTTAAAAAAAGAAAAAAAGGAAAAAAATAATGGCTAAACTTTGTCCAAAAGGAAAAGCAGCAGCGAAGAGAAAATTCGATGTTTACCCTTCGGCGTACGCAAACATGTATGCATCTAAAGTTTGTAAAGGAAAAGTAAAAGCTAAAGATGGTGGATTCATCGCTAGAGGTTGTGGCAAAGTAATGTCCAACAAACGTAAAAAAACTAGAATGGTCTAATGGGCGATTTAAAAAAATGGGTGGATCAAAAATGGGTAGATATTGGAGCACCAAAGAAGGATGGAAAATATCAACCTTGTGGAAGAAAATCTGCCAAAGGTTCAAAAAGAAAATACCCGAAATGCGTACCACTTGCAAAAGCCACACGGATGACAAGTGGACAAAAGGCGAGTGCTGTCAGACGAAAAAGAGCAGCAGGTAATCCAGGCGGCAAACCAACAAACGTTGCTACGTTTGCAAAAAGAAAAAAAATGGGTATGGGAGGATTAGTATGAGGAGACAGGATAATATGCCTGCAAGAAATAAAAAGAACTTTAGACCTACAAAGTCTGGAGCAGGTATGACTCGAGCCGGTGTCGCTGCCTACAGAAGAAAAAATCCCGGTTCTAAATTAAAAACAGCCGTGACGGGTAAAGTAAAACCAGGATCAAAAGCTGCAAATCGACGTAAGTCGTACTGTGCAAGAAGCGCAGGCCAAATGAAAAAATTTCCAAAGGCAGCAAAAGATCCTAATTCTAGACTACGTCAGGCTAGAAAAAGATGGAAATGTTAGAAGCACTTAAGAAACGATACGAAGCACAAATTGCTGAATCAATAGCAACTTTAAATATCTACACTAAAAGTTCTGTAGGAATAGGTGAACATCCTCAACATTTGGATGAAATGGACAAACTTTTACAAGTTATTGTAGATGCAGAAGAGAAAATAAAAATAATAGAAAGGTGGGTGAAATAATGGAAGATCTAGTAATCATAGATAAAATAAAAAAAGCCATATCCAACGCACAAATTCAGATTCAAGATACGATGATGGGTGGTGGGGTTGACAATATGGAAAAATATAAATATATGTTAGGACAGGCGCATGCCTATTCAATAATACTACAGGAAATCTCTA